ACTCTTCTAATTTATTTGGTACTTTTAGTTCTTGTGTTAGCATTTGGGGTCTTATATATTAAAAACGTATGGCATTAATAAAGCGGTCTAGGTTTTCTATAAAATATGGTACTCGCCTTGGTTTGGGTTTTTAAGTTGATAGCTTACGCTGTATCGTATTGCATCCAGCGCATGATTAAATTTATCTTGTGGGGTTTGGCTTTTTTTCTCTAGCCAGCTATAATTATTTAGCTCTTTAATTAGGGGTGCGCTACCCTCGCCATCATCTATTATTAAATCGTAATCCTGTAGCAAAGCAATACCATACGTTATACTGCCTTGGCCTTTTATGCTGGATACTATGTTAGCGGTTGTTTTAAGTTCATATATTAACCTAGGCTCTGCGCTATCTGCTACTATAAGAGATTGGCCAGCGTGCTTAGTGTATAGCTCTCTAAGCTGTGAGGTGGTTAATGCTGGTAGGTAAAAACATAGCTTTAAATAAATAACCTTATTTACCTTATCTATTGAGGTTTGTACTAGCGTGTTTTCATCGTTTGAAAAGCCAAAATCTGCGCCGTAAACACTTGGCCCAACTTCTTTAAATTTGCCTAGCTTCCAGTTATTAAATATTACACCCTCTGCTTTATCTATCCAGTTACCCTGTATTACGGCCGCATACCTTTCTGGCCGCCTTAGTTTCATTTCTTGTATTTGAGCTATGTAACTCTTTGAAAGGTTTTTTATATTATCTAAGTAGGTGGTATGTATATACGTTACATCGGCCTTAGTTCTGTTTGCGCCAGCTTGTACGGCCTTATCTTCATAAAAACGCTTGTATATAAAGTGTTCTTTTGTAGATGGGTTTAAAAGCAGTATTATCCTGTTTTGCATTCCTTTGCTCCTTACAGATAAATCTATTTTATCAAAGCTTTCCTCGTCTATTTCTTCGGCCTCTTCCATTACCCAGGTAGTTACACCTTGTAAGGATTTTAAGTTTGCTGTCTGGTCTCCACTAGAGGTTTTAATACCCCTAAAAATTATCTTACTGCCATTTTCCCTATTAACTATTTCATCTCTAGTAATCTTAAATAAGTGTTGTAAGTTTAATAGCTCTAGTTTTTCTTTAAACTCTGGAATAATTGAAACGCTGGCAGAGCGTAAAGTATATCGAGTAAATAAAATAGTATGGCCTGGCTCTTCATGTATTAGGCCCATTAAAAACATACCCGTAAAAAAGGATTTACCAGAGCCACGCCCACCAGTTAAAATAGTATAGCGGCTATCATTCCAAAACGCCTTATATTTTCTGCTAAAATTAGGCTTGTAATCAGTCCCCGTCATTATTGAAATTAAACAGCTTTCTAAAATCTACCTTGGGCGCATCTGCATTAACGTCTATGGTTTCTTTGGGTTGCCCATAAGCTGAGTCAAAATATAGCTTAGAGGCCGCTACATCGCCTAAGCGAGCTTTTTTCAATAGAGCTAAGTATATTAAATCTTCTTGGTTTAGCTCTTCTTCTTCCTGGGTGATAGGATTAACAGCATTAACATAAACGTTAAGCCATTTTCTAGCCGTTGTACTTCTATTTCTAGCACCTTTGGGCCTACCATTTGGGTTACCAGATTGGCCTTTTTTAAATTCATGTTTTTTTATATCTTCTTTTGCCATAGCTATGCTGTATTTATGCTGTATTAAAAATTAACCAATAGGATTTTTGCGGGGTAATTGCGTACTTGTTAGATACTTCTTTATTGCGCGAGTCTCTATTTGGTTCTACATAATAGCCTGTAATAGGGTTAATGTTATAGTTCCAAAAATCTTTAGGAAAGGGCTCGTTTGCTTTTAACTCTTTTAATACTGGTCTTTTTTTTCCTTTGTTCATTGTTATTTATATTTCATCGTAAACCGTAAGGCATAAATCTATTAAGGGTAAATAAAGCACGTAATCGGTGCAGTTATTTTGTGGGTAATGTCTAAAGCCTATTACCAGGCCGCCATAAAATCCGATACTTAACTCCCAATCATTTTCCACAGCAATCGCATTTTTTAGTTTCTTCTTTTTCTACCGTTGCCTCATCATCAAACATTGGCGGTAAATCAATACCCCAATTATTTAAATCATCTAAATCCCAGCTATTAGCTAAATCGTCATGATTCCACTCCCCAAAACTGGCGTTATCTTTTATTATAAATTCGTTTTGTTTTTGTTTGCTCCAGTCTGCTACATCAATCCAAATTTCTTTAAGGCCTGCATCTTGTGCGGCTCTTAATCTCATGTTACCACCTAGCACTACTAAATCTTTATTTACCACCAAAGGGCGTTTCTCTAGCATTTCTGGAAACTCTTTTATAGAGTTAACTAGCATCTTAAATTTAACATCCTTAATAACCCTGGGATTATCTGGATGCTTTTTAAGCTTGTATATTTTCTCTAGCCTTTTAGTACTCATTAAATTTTGCTCTTAGGTTATCTATTATTCTTTTTAAGCATGGTGGGCAGCTTGTTATTTCTTCTTTAGTATTGTTTACTCTGTTATAAATAACATAAAGCATGTCCCTCTCGCCAGTACTTTTTAGGGTGTTACCGTTATAGGTTGCAAAAAACATATCTAAAAACTCGTGTTCGCTTTGGGTTAAAAAACCTTTCTTGGGAAACCATTTGTTTAATTTTTCCTGGCGTTCATCACATCCGCATGGAACTCCCGTTACCTCAGAAACTTTATCTACAATGGCCTTAATGCCTGTAGCTTTTGTAATCTTAGCTATATCATCGCCAAGCCCCTTACTTTTCATAGTAGTCCTTTTTAAACTTTTCGTTAATTTTAATCTCGCACCGCTTAACCGTTCTATAAATTGTAGAAATAGATAGCTTAGTTTTTTTGCTCATGTTACGCTGGTGGGTTTTAAACTCGTATCGGTACAGGTTAAATAATCGCTTATCAAACCAGAAAAAAGTATTAACGTAATCATCTACCTTTTCCTCTATGCTTTTAACCTCTTTAAGATTTAGCTCTTTGGCTTTTTCTATTAGCTTTTCCCGCTCCCTTTTATTTAAAAGAGACTCATCAAAACGAACGTATTTATTTTCTCTACGCATTAAGTCTATGTACATATTCTTTACCACCTTATATAGTTTAAACGTTTCACCATCGTAAAAACGGTCTAGGAACTTGGCTACTTCGCCTGGTTTCTCTTCCACTTTCTCTAGCTCGTTATAGATTTTTAAATACAAGTCTTGTGTAATATCTTGGTGGTAGCAGCCTTTCTTCTGGAAATATCTATTTTCAATTTGATAAACAAATTCGCTTAGGTATTCGTACTTACTAGCTAGGTATTGGTAGGCCTCTTTTTTAGTCATTTAATTCCTTATTAAGTGCCTTGTATTTTTCTATGGTTTCTAACAAAAAAAACTTATCCCATTTATAGCCAGTTTGCTTAGATAGCTTTACTTTAAACTCTAAAGCCTCAAACCTGGGTAAGCCTATTTTTTCTATTAAGTTTTCTCGGTAGGGTATAAGATTGCCAGCTAGGAAATAATTACATTTTCTACAGCTTAGGTGTACGTTATCTGGGTTAAATCTTACTACAGGATTCATGCCCGCACTAAAAAAGTGTGATGCATCTGAGGTGTTAAAAGAGCCGCACGAAATGCATGGCTGGCCCTTATCTCTATTTCTTATGTATCTGTGGAAATGAGTAACGGCTATCGCTTTAAGTTTCGATAGTGGTTTGGTTAATAATGTTTTAGTTGTAGCCATATTCTTTAGATATGACTAACTGGACATTACAAAGTTAGATAGAAAAAAACCCCTCTGTTAAATAAGTTATTTTACAAAGAGGCTAGTTATTTACATTTAAGCTCGTTTTCATTTTTTTGTTGGCCAATGGTCAAAAATATGCTCGCCTGTCGAATTATCTATATAGTAAGTTTCTTCGCCAAACTCAAAATAAGCAGAGCTATTACTTCTTACATCTAAATTAATATCGTTATGGTTTTTTAAGGCCGTTTCTATATAATTGTTAAAGCTGCGGTTTTCTGCCTTGGCTTTTATTTTTAATGATTCTAAAATTTCAGAATCTATTCTAATGGTGTAGCTTGTTTTCATGTGTTTGGTTTTAACTATACATCAAATGTACACATAATATACATACTATCCTAATTTAAAGCAAAAAAAACCCCCTCGGTTAAAAGGGGGCCTTATTGAGAAAGGGTAAAAACTCGTATTAATTATAAAATTCTCTCCCTTTTTTTACTTCAAATGAAAAAAGTAATCCTTAAAGCGGATCAAACTGGGTTTTGTGTAAGTGTTTTTGCAATTCGCCTAACAGTTTCATGTGAAAGGCCTACGGCAATCCCCGCCGTTCTTAAAGGCATTTTTTTATCAATTACATTTTCTTTTATGTATGTATTTATATAATCATTTTTATTTTCGCCAATTTTTAACGTACTGTTTACTATGTTAAATTGAGGCTGGCCCAAGTCTTTACATTTGTGATTATTCGATTCTATATGCCAGCTTGCCCTTATGTTATGAGCTACTGCCATTTCTTGCCTTAAATTTTCATCTTCTATAAGTCCTGTATCGGCTTTTAAAAATTTAATTTTATTAGGGTTTATATCCCCTTGGGGTGTTCTAGCGTATTTATGTAAAATGCCAACCTTACCAAAGCCTTTAAAAGAGCCAAGCTTTTTGGCTGCTATTCGCTTTATGTTTCCAAACTGATCGTTTAAATGTTTCTCTTCTTTTTTAACTTGCTGCGGCCTTGAATGTTTGTAATTTACCTGTATAAGATATCTTTTAAGATCATCGTTGCCTATTGGCATTGTGCTATTTTCTACAAAATAGTTAAGTACATCCTGGATATATTTTGAATTTTTCATAATATTAAAGTTTGCTGGTTATTAAATTATTAATAGGTGTTTTGTTTTTATAGGCCAATAGTATTGGCTCAGTATTATTTTTAAAATTTTCTATTTCTCGCATAAGGGTATTAATCTCAAAAAGTTCTTTATTGTTTTTTATTTGATCTTTGAAAGTCCAAACTTTAAGAACTTCGTTTTTAGCCTCAAAAACTAAATCTTTAGCCCTGCCGATAGCTCCATAAAGTTGTACTAGTTTTTCTTCTTTATCTTCTTTATTGTTGCTATTAACAGAGTCTATTTGCTGAATTGCGGTTAAAACATTGGTTTTAGTTATTTTACCTTTTTTGCTATTTTTCCTGGAATCTGCTAAGGCTTTTTTATGAACTTCCAATATGTTTTTATATTTAATTGCATGCTCATTAGCTACCGATGATAAAACGCCAATATCTGCATACGTATTAATCTTACTAATAATAGATTTATCGATAAGATTGTTTTTGATTGCTTCAGTTATTTGATTATAATTAACGACTAGGTTACTATCTATGTTTAACAGGCCTGCAATTTGCTTATTAGTGTAACTAGGGTGTAGTTTTTTAGCTGCCTTTATACCTTCGTGCTTATTGGCAGAGTTACCAAACCAGTTATTATTTTCATCTAACATTATTTTAAGCATCGTTTCATCGTTTAAATCACGAGTTAATAATTCTATTTCATGATCGCCGCCGTAAGTTCTTTTTAATGCCTCTAGCCTGTGATGGCCATAAGCCAGCTCATACGTTTCGCCTTTTTTCCTAGCTAATAGATTATTCCAAAACTCAGTATGTTTTATAGATTCTATTAGTTTTTTTGTTTTTTCCTCATTTAACGGGTTTAGCTCAAAATCTCTATGCGGGTTTTTTTTAATGTTTTTAAGTTTTATTTTCATGTGTTTGGTTTAAATTATTAAAAGGGTAAATCGTTTTTTACCTCATTAGCTGGTGCATCGCTCATAGCAAACGGCGTAGGCGGCCCATCGTTTTGTAAGTCTATTTCTTCACTACTTATAAAAATGGCGTTAAAAGAGGGAAAAAATTTTTCTTCTCCTTTTTGGTTAATCCATAGCCTTCCTGTAGGTATTGCCTCTACGGTTAAAACAGTATTTTTTTCGTAGCCCTCTATTTTTTTAACGTAGTTATCACCCTTTAGCACAAAAGGGAAATACTCATCCCAGGCAGGGTTTTTTGAATTTGGTATATGTATTACAAATTCTCTTTTTTTT